TCTGATAATTCTGTATTTAGCGTAACCTCTCTGCGCGATTTAATGTTGCTATACTGAGGTGTCAGCAAAACGTCGTCAAATGTGAGGTGTGTTTCAAGGTTCATCTTTCTCTTCCATGGTTTTAAGGAAATTGCTTATAACTTCTTGTGCTGTGTTCCAACAATGTGGGCAATAAAGCCGAACGGGGTTTTCCTCGTCCTCTTTACGAACAACAACGTTCCAAGTTGTTGCCATCTGTTTATTTTTCTTATCATATGGGATCTCACAGGCAGTGCATTCTTCGGGTAGTTTACCGAACATGGCGACTTGTGCCGCTAAGTCCTCATTTCCGTCTTTTCGGATTTGTGCGTCTCTCGCACGTCGTTGCTTACGATTCATGTGTTTCCTTTGCATTAGTGTAGGCTTTTATTAATTCATGTTTTGATATACTAGGCTGCCCAGCAGTGTCCCACTTTTCTTCTTTTTTTTCATTATTATTGTCTGGGTTCCACACATTATTCCATAGTTCAATAAATATCTTTTTTGCTATTGGATTGTTGATTTTTATAAATTCAAATCCCTCAATTGGCTGGTCTTGATAGTTTTCAAAAATCTCACCGGCTCTTCCACCGGCACGTCGCCATGCAAAATCAGGCTCTCTCAACCATGTTAAATTTTTCTTTGCTTTTGAAAATTGATGATTAGAAAATAATTTTGGATACTTCTTGCGTAAATCTTTTATTTGCTGCAATTCTGTGTTTGGTATAGTGTAAATTTCTTTGCTGCGATGACCATAATAGATTCCAGGGATGTTGACAACTATAGTTACTTGAGAAAACTCATAACTATTGGTTCCTAAAAACTCAAAATCAGGATGAGTTTGATAAATAATTTCATTTTCTCGCTCTATGTCTTTCTTTTCCCAAATTTGAAAAACACTGGGCACACTATATGGCTCACCTGTGGGTAAATAAAAAGCACCATTAGGATCAAGAATTGTCTCTGTTTTAAGATGAAATCTATTATCTAATTTGTTAATTATTGACGTTTTTCTAAATGTCCTGGGCAGAATAAAGGCAATACAATTAGAAAATTGTGCTGCATGATTAAAAAACTTAACAGCTAAACTTGAATTTTTGCCAAAAGGCGGATTTCCAATTGTTAAAATATTTCCGACTGAATCAGGTTTATAGTCAAAGAAGTTCTGCTCAATAACATCAGGATGTGCTGGTGCTAAATCAATACCATATCTTGTAGATTTTGGCAATAATTTATAAAAATCTCCTGCTCCAGCAGATGGCTCTAAAACTAAATCATACGGTGTACAATCAATCATGCCGACAACAAATTCAGCGATTGATGGTTTAGTGTAGAATTGGTCTAATTTAGAGTGCTGGCTCACCAAATAGCTCCTCTCGCTTTGATCTTGGAATACATCCGTTGCAATATTTATCAGCTAGTTGGCTACCCTTCTTAAAAATAATTTTGATTTCTGGAAAGTCAATAATATCACAAATAATATAATTCATTTTTTGTGTTTTAAGCAAAAACTGCTCTTGATCAAACTTTCGACCAACACCAATCATATTTGAAGGCAGAAATTTGCAGCCACCAGCTTTAGTAAAATTCTTGGCATCATACTTAATATTTTCGTCTATTCTATCGACATGATCGTGATCTTTACAGCCCTTCACATGTCTAATTTCTGGAAACCAATTAACAAGCTGTGGCTCTAAAAGATGTGAGGCAACTCGCCCATCCTTGTAAACCTCTTTCAACTGCTCTTTGTTAAGGCTACCAAAACTAAAAGTCCCACTGAGGTCGAACTTGTAGATAGTGTCAAACTCAATCTTATTCATCTGTACTCCCCAAGGCTCCATCGCCTCTTTCGCTAATTGTAATAGGATACCAGCCATAAAGGTCTGGATTCGTGGTTTCAAGAGCACGGAATGAAACGACTGGTGTCATGACAACCTGTGCAATCTTAGTGTGCGGCTCAACAATCTGTGGTTCAGTCCCAATGTTGTGGAGGTTGACGAAGACTTCTCCGTCATAACCCGAATCCACCACACAGGCACCCACAATCAGTGAACGCTTTGATGCAACGCTGGAACGATTCTTTACCTCCAGCATATAGCCGTGAGGGACACCAAACTTAAGCCCAGTGGACAGAATGACACTCTGTCCTGGCTCAATGGTAATTGCTTCCCGTTCCTTTGGTGAAAAATAAACATCCAGCCCCGCATCGCTTGGGTTCCCTCGTGTTGGAGGGTGCGAATTAAAGTGGGTTCTGTGATATTCAATAATCACTTCTCACCTCGCAAGAAGTTAAACATCTCAACAAGCTCGTCGATATCTTGATCTGCCTTGAGCATGCGGTAAGCCTTTACTGCGATAGAGATCTCATCTCCTGAGAGCCAACCTTGCTCCTTGAATTCTGCCTTGAGTTCACGCCTTTGTTCTGCGTATGGCTCGATAGCATCCTCAATCGCCCTGAGTGAGCGAATATATTCAAGCACCTTTTGGCGCTTTGCTTCTTCTTCTTGGTTAAGTTGTGCTTCCACAACAACATCGTTACTTACAAGTGATAAGTCCATTACATTCTCCTAATTAATGTTTTACTATTATAACTGAGGTATTTTTAATTGTCAAGACAATAATCTAAAATTATGTCGTAAAGATCTCGTGCTAAAACCCCATGTTGGGTGATAGTCAAGCTTCGCCATATACGGGCGGTTAAGATAGAGGATATCAAGCTTAGAGTTCACGCCCCAGCACTTAATGTTTGATGTAGTGCCGGTGTCGTCGATAACCTCAACAACCCAGTATTCTTTATTGTTCTTTGTTTTCCTCGGGACAATCTTGCGAGGGATAAACCAAGTCACCTTCAAATCAGGATCAAACTCACCAATTGGAGGAATCATGTTTTGATATAACTTATCCATGATACTTTGATTCATGACTTCTGACATTGGAAACACACCTGTGAGTTCAACGGTGTATTGAATGATGTCTTCCTCTTCGAAGTCGCCTTCTGGACGATACAACTCAATGTTTTCTTCGAACTTCTTTAGTTTGCGAGGTCGGTCAACAGCGACGGCAGACCAGAAGTGCTTAAGCCCACTAAAGCGGTTATCTACAAGCCCATTCATTGCCCCTGAGCGCACAAGAACATCAAGTGCCTTCTTGTTAAGCTTAGAGTAAACCATGTTTTCATTGAAGATGAAGTCCTCAACTTTATTAAATGGGCGGTTGCCTAAGATTTGCTGAATAGCCGCCTCACCAAGTCCCTTGATAGAGGTTAGAGGCTGAATGAGTGTCTTGCCATCTTCGGAGATTTCCCAAACACGACCAGAAGTATTCACATCCAACTTTTTAATATTGAAACCAAAGCCTTTGGCAATATTAATTGCTTTCTCTTTTCTACTCTCGGGCTCTTTGTCCAAGAATGCTGCCATCCACTCTGCGGGATAGTGATGAGCCAGCCAAGCGCACTGATAAGACAGCATAGAATAAGAAACAGCGTGTGACTTATTAAAGCCGTAGCCTGAGAAATATTCAAACTTATCCCAAATGCCTTGGGCGATATTTTGACCAATGCCCTTTTCAACACATCCAGTAATAAACTTGGAGTGAATCTTCATTTTGGCTTCGTGCCCTTTGCCTGTTCCCTTCTTAGTAAGGAGCTTGCGGAGCTTGTTACCCTCGTCCAAAGACAGATCCTTGCCGAGTTTATGGGCGAGGATAGCGATCTGCTCCTGAAAGATAAGAAAGCCGTATGTTTCCTCAGTTACCTCTTGAATGAGAGGATGGTCGTACTTGATATATTGTGGGTGCTGTTTTGCCTCCACATATTGGTCATCAACCTTTGCAGAGAGTGGACCAGGGCGAAAGATGGAAGTAATGGCAGAAATGTCCACAATGCTGGTGGGTTTTGCTCGCTGGCAGAAGCCCTGAGCGCCCTTCTCTGTAAACTGGAAAATACCAGCCCATTTGCCCTTGTGAAAGATGTTGCTGTAAACTTCCTGATTCTCCAAATTAATAGAGTCTGGGTGCAGATTCTTATTGTAATAATCCCTTACATCGTTAAAAGTTGGCTCTGGATTGTTGTGATGTCGCTTGAGAACATGACGGATTGCTCCATCAAGCATTGCAAGCGTAGAAAGCCCAAGGATATCGAACTTAATAAAACCCATCGGCTCAAGGTGGCGAACATTTTGACCCTCTGCCCAAGGCGTCTGACGGACACCTTTGGAGTTGATCAAAGGCATCCAATTATCAAGGTTTTCTCCGACCACCACACCGCCTGCGTGACGGGAACAAGAACGCACCTGACCATATAACATATCGATATGATTAGCAATATTGGTATATTTGTTCAAGAACGCTTGTAGGGTTGGAGAGTATTCTTTTGTCTCCTCAAACGTGGGCGTGTACACACCTGCTTTAATGCCGTGTGCCTTCTTAGCGGCTGGTGTTGCCTCCAAAAGCATCTTGCCTGTGACCTCGTTCACTTCCTTAAACGGGATGCCGTAAAACTTGGAAATATCCTTAATAAGAGATCGCAACTGAAGAGTATTCCAGTTAGAGATTGGAACAACTGTAGTGTCGCCCCACTCCTTAATCAACCGCTCTTTTAGGTCCATCGGTGCTGCTACATCGTAGTCAATATCTGGATAGTCAGTAGCATCAGAACGAAGAAAGCGGGAGAACAGAAGACCATACTTAATTGGGTCAATCTGAGTGATTCCAAGGGCATAAGCCACAAGTGAGCCTGCGGCAGAACCACGACCTGGACCTGTGAGCATGCAATCGTTTGCTCGGTCGGCAATTGCCTTCATTGTTAAGAAATATTTTGAGAAACCTCGATCATCAATAACACTTAGCTCGCGACGGAGGCGATCAGAATATTCCCTGTTATTGTGCAACCCCTGTTGGCGCAAGCCTTCGAGAGACATATTAACCAGTGCTTGGGTCGCAGTATATCCAGCAGGAACAACAAAATCAGGAAGACGAACCTTGTTATCGGGTAAAAAGTCGTCGATTCGTTGATGGGCGATTTCGTGAGTGTGGGTGATGGACTTCATAACAATGTCGTCATCGTAGTCTACGCCGCATTCTTCTGAATACTTCTTATAAGACTCCCACATTTGGTCGCCGTTCTTCGGGTAAAGCTCATACCCAATCTCGTCAACGCCAATCGGAAGTTCGGTGCTCTCGTAAGATGGAGCAGCCTTACCAAGCCAGCCAAGACGTTTATAAAGTTCGCGGTCTTTCCACGCATCTTTACTTGGATAGTGGCTATCAGCCGTAGAAACAAGACCGATACCAAATTCTTTGTGCATCTGAATGATGAACTTGTTAATAATGTGCTGCTCTGGAACATTATTCCACTGCAACTCGCCATACCAACGATCTCCAAAGATGGACATCATCTTGCGAGTTGTTTCACGCATAGCCTGAAGGACTGCCTCTTCACCAGCTTCGCGGTTTTCCCAGTAATTACCAGAATACACGCCGCCGAGGCAAGCCGAAGCAGCGATAACTCCCTCTCCATACTTCGCAAGGAGATCATAGTCCATGCGAGGATAACGATAGAAGTTTTCGCTCTTGTAGCTCTCAGAAATCAACTTAAAGATATTCTGAAGTCCTGTTTGATTTTGTGCGAGGAGGATAAGATGACGACGACGGCGCAACACATCTTGGACTTTCTTACTGGAATTCTCGTCTTCTACAGTGGCGCCGCTCAACTCCGAACCTAGAGTTTTGGCACGCTTCTTGTCCTCAAGGGCTTTCTCATACTCTTTGCGCCAATCAGAGATAGACGGAATAAAATATGCTTCCGTTCCGAAGATGGGCTTAAAGTTCTTGCCCTCTTCTTTCATCTTTTTGGCATGGAGCACTTGATGAGAAAGACCATTGGCGTTTCCGTGATCGGTCAATGCTAATGCATCACCACCATTTTCATAACAAAAGTCCATGTGGTCTGGGGGATACCCAAGTGCGTCAAATAACGAACCTGCCACGCTATGTGCGTGCAGCCCTACAAATGGAATTTCACTTTTTACTCGGTCGTTCATCTTACCCTCCTCTAATTCTTACAGTGCGCGTGTGAATACGCTATCAATCTCGGTCAAAATCTTAGTTCGTGTCTGTGGATCTAAATCCAGCACTTCTGTGATACGATATCGCATTTGACCAAGGACACTCCCAAAATGTCGTGTCTTTGCACGCTCTGTATCAAGTTCCTGTTTTAACGAATCAATCTGATTCTGTAGATCCGTTGTTGTGTTCGGTGTCACCGATGTTGTCTTTGTTGGCATTTTCTACTCCTAAACCATTCCATTCATGGTATTTTAATAAGCCTTTATAAGGACGTTGTATTGTCTTTGATTCTTCAGATGCAAAATAGCCGGTATAGCCATCCCAACTTGATAAGTCGTGATACCACTCCAACTCTTTTGTATTTGACTCTAATATTATAACAGGTTTAAATACTTTGTCAAGAGAAAAATGACGTGCAGACCATCTTTTTTCAAATGGTAGTCTTTCTGTAGGTATTTCGTTGTTGCTGTCCTTCCATTCTCTCGTTCCCTCTTTCCTAATCACTTGCCTGCTTTTAATAAAATCTTCGGGTCCAAATGTGAACCCCATGTATTCGCCGTCTTTCAATGTTTTACCATTATAACAGAAAAAGAAGTTGTTGTCACTAGAAATTAATTTTCTATGCACTCTCGGTGCGTTTTCTGGGTAAATACTAAGCGGAAAAGAAACATAGTATTTATCTGGCGTGACCCATACGCTCATTTGTTTGCTGATCCAGTATGCGGTGTTTGCCCCATGGAGTATACTCCAAGCATAGCAGTCAACCCGATCACGATCTTTTGGATGAACTGGGACATAATAAATTGGTATTTGTTTTCTTTCTTCTTCCGGGTTTAAAGACAGAGTTCTGCCATACCAAATAGGGTCTTGCACCATTTCACCTAATCTGTGGCGAATGAGCGGCTGAACATCTTCATTGCAAACAATCCAAATCGTCTCACAACCCGCATAAGCACATTCCATCACACTTCTCTCCAAGGCAGTATAATTTTCTGCGATGGGCATCAAAACATTGTCCCACTGGAAGCCAAAATCGTGCTTGTGCCCAGCGACAGGAATAATTCCTGCCAAATGAAAAGATGTTAATTTGACGGTTGGTTTTGGTTCCATTAAAGTGCGTTCAAAAGCTTGGTTGGGTAAGAATTGATTTTTATGTCGCTGTTTGACATAATCTGCTCTGGGGTGTCATAGCAAAAGTTAATCTTTTTGGTGTTTCGATATTTCGACATCGGAGGTGGTACAATTTCACGTTTTACAAAAGTTATCTTTGGAGATAGCCACTTGAAAGGCTCTTGTGACCTTTCTGGATAGTTTGGATTTTTGCCGTTTTTTGGACCCCGAATTCCAGCCTCCTTCATGCACTTCAACACCTTAAAGCGAGCATATGTATCAGAGTTTTGGTATTCGTACTTTGCCTCGTCTGATGTTAGGCGAGATATTGCCACCAAATCCTTGAATTGTTGATTTACGTCAGGTCGCTTTGACTCGTACAAAAATATCTGGTTTATAAAATCGCCCTCAGTCTGAATATAGTCCAATTTGGTGCCGGATCCCTGGTTAATCTCAAACCAGTCTAAAATCTGTGTTTTTTGATTTTTATTATCTTTTAAAATACTCGATAATCCCGATATTTTTGTATCATCAAACACGATCAGTTCATCATATTCGACTTTGTAAACTCTATTGTGCTCTGTAATAATTTTCAAGTGTTTTTTATCAATATGAGCCGATTTTGCTAAATTTGAAAACGGCACAAGTCCAGACAGGGACAACAAGACCATGATTTTCTCGTATACCTGCTGTTTTGAAGGTCCAAACACGGCAACCCCTTCGTCAGACATTTTCAAGTCATAACGCAGGGGTTCTATTTTTAGTAAACTAAGATCGGTATTGGGTTTAAAAAACTCAAATGGGTGGATTTTACGCCTTTCAACATAAATCATTGGTATTTGATTATAAAAACAATAAAGTGCCGAACTTAGTGAGCACCCAAGTGCTATTTTTCCGTATCGGAACATTTAGTTTCTTTGTTCTCTTCTTTCTTCTCGGTTTTCTGCTCTACTGATCCCGAAATCTGTTCTTTTTCTTTTTTGAGGGGTCGGTCATAAGTCATGAAAAAGTCGTAATAGTGGTGCGTCAATTGTTTACTCCGTGACTTGTGCAATTACATAGTTGTCTAAGATGAGGTGGTGCTTTTCTCCATTGTGCTCCACTTCTTCAATCATGGCACGATCAACGAGGATGCGACTTCCGACTGATAGATTTTCGAAACGGCAATCTTCGGCTGTATTGTGAACAATGGCGGTGCAGTATTTGCCCTCTACCTTTGTATAGTCTTCAGGTAGTAGAATTGCTGATTGTTCTTTTTTCTTTTCCCTCTCAATAAATTCTGGTGTGATTAAAATGTGCCTGTTAAATGGCTGTAGCATAGTTTTTCCTTTTTTGTCGTACATATTACGATGAATTGTCATATCATCCACATTTTGAATAGCCGCAATTGCGGCAAGTTAAGCAACCCTCAACATAAATAAGCCCATCGGCGCCGCACTCGGGGCAGATCTTGTCGCTTGCTGCCGATCCATCGGTGATGTAGTTTTTAAGAACCCTCGCGACACACTTGGCGAACGAGAACATGTCGCTGTCTCGGTCTTTTTGCATTTGTTCAACAACATATTGAATGTCTGCTCCATGTCGTAGCGAAAGTGAGATAAGGCGAGTAAAGGCTGCGTAGTTTGGATTATCAAAGACTTTGACAAGATCCTTTACAACAATTGTATCACCATTCTTGCCAACTCGCAAGTCATAAACAGAATTCTTTGTTTTTCGAGGGTGCTTTACAAGAATCCCTTCAGTATGCTTTGTAGGGATCTCAATTAAGTTTGATAGACCCCCCATAACTTCGTAAGGTTTGCCGTCAAGCATGCCTACTAAAATAATCCACTTCTCTCCCTGAATAGTTGTGTGGTGGATGCTACAGGGTAATTCAGAGGGGCGTTTTACAGCCTGGTGTTGTGGGAAAGATTCTTTTTCTTCCTCGGTGTTTGTGACAAGGACGCCGGTACGCGAACCATCAACATAAACAGTGATGCCCTTTAATCCAAGTTTCCAGCCAAGTTGGTAAAGGCGAGAAACAACCTCTGGATTGGTGCCCTTGGGAAGATTAATTGTTGAGCTAATTGAGTGGTCAATATGCTTCTGAATTGCTGCCTGAATTTTTACTCGGTTTTCCCAGTCAATAGCGTCGGATTCCGTGAAAAAATCAGGAATCTCGTCGGTGTTATTAGCGTCAAGATAATCCCGAACATTATGGTGAAAAACTTCATATTCAGTCCATTTATCACCCAAATCATCAATGAAATCGGCTTGTATATCTGTTTCGTTGTGAGACAGCTTACGGCGCCGAGTATAAGTGTTTCGGAAAACAGGCTCAATACCAGATGAAGTCTGAGAGAGAATAGAAACAGAGCCGGTTGGCGCATTGGTCAAGATTGAGATATTCCGTCTTCCATGCTGAGCAATGAGTGCTTGCAGTTCCGGTGGGAGAGATTGGATAAAGGCATTGCTCTTCTCCTTTTCCCAATTAAATACTGGAAAAGCACCTCGCTCCTCGGATAAGCGGACGCTCTCTGTATAAGCGGCGATTTTAAAAGTTTCATAGATTTTATCAATCACTGACATCGCTTCTTTAGAGTCATAAGCTAAGTTAAGACATGCCAAAGCATCTGCCAAGCCATGTGTGCCTAAACCAGTTCGTCTTCCATTAACACAGGCAGTCTTCAGTTCCTCCCAAAGCTCGACTTCATCGGAGGTGTCACAGGCTTTAATAATATTATCAAGCTTTTCTATTTCAAGTTCCACTAAGTCATCAGATAGTCTCATAGCCTTTGCAACAGTTTCCGAAAATCTGGAAAAATTGAACTCCGTATTTTTTTGGAACTTTCGATCTACGAAGCTTTTTAGATTCACAGAAATCAATCGACACGAATCGTAAGCCGAGAGCGGGATTTCTCCGCAAGGATTGGTACAAATCGTCTTGAAGCCGTCATCGGCATATGCTTCGGCAGGGAGATATTTTTCAATATTACCCCACATCAAAAGTCCTGGCTCTGCTGTCTTGGTAGCTGATTCTACGATTTGCTGCCAGAGAGCGGCGGCTTCCACTTGTCTTGTGTATTTCGGGTTTTCTGAGTTAACAGGAAACCGAAGAGTAAATGTTCCATTGTTCTGTACTGCCTCCATGAAGTCATCGCTAATTTTAACAGACACATTTGCACCCGTGACTTTGGTTAGATCGTGTTTCATGGTCACGAACTTCTCAATATCAGGATGGCGAATATCCATCGAAATCATAAGTGCGCCACGGCGTCCGTTCTGACCAATCATACGGCAAACATATGAATATAAGTCAGCAAACGACCAAGCACCTGTGGTGGTGCCTGCGGAATTATTAACGGGTGTGCCTTCGGGACGAAGCTCACTAAGATCAAGCCCTACGCCACAGCGTCTTTTAAATAGGTTGGCAAGAGATTTACCGGAATCAAGAATTGAAGAAATATTATCGTCTGGGGAGGCAACGACCACACAATTGGAAAGTGAGACATTGACATGGTTGTTTCCAATACCCATCATAGGTGAGCCTTGAGGTACAATATATTCAAAATTCTTAATTAAATCAAATATTTGCTCCTCAGACAGAGCACTTTTGCCGCCAAACTTTGCCTCAATACGGGCAAACTCGGATGCGATGCGGTGGTGCATATCATCTGGTGTTTCCTCTAAAACCTTTCCACTCTGATCTTTCAAAGCATATTTTGTTAGCCATACATTTGACGCTAACTCATCACCACCGAAGTAGTCTTTTAATTTTCCCAATTTATTTCCCATCCTTGAATTGTTTATATCTTTCTTTTAATTTCTCTGACTGCTGTTTCGCGGCATTAACTTGAATTTCACCGATTGTTTCGCCCGTCGAAGGTAGCACATCAATCTTAACTCTGCTGAGATCCATTTTGGCTGGATAAACAAGCCCGTCTGGACCGAATCTGTTCTTGGCAACGAATAGCCGCCCTGTATTATTGTTCTTATCGTCAATTGTTCTGGATACTGAACAAATAAAGTCAGCAACAAAACATTTGCTGTATGCCTCGGAGATTGCCTCCAGGGTTACAACTTCTGCGTTTAGACCTGAACGATTAGTTTGAGATGCAGTCCAGACTGGGCATTTATTTTCTTGTGCTGTTGCTCGCAATTCTTCATAAATAGATTCCAAGTCGTGCCTCTTTTCTCTCGTAACAGTAACAGGTCTCAACAAGTCTCCATAGTCTACCAGAATCATGTCAACTTTTATATCTCTTTGTTTAAGTTTTTCCAGATGATTTTTAATTGTCTGGGTGCTGGCAGATTTTGTTGGGTACTCTTTAATAATTAGGCGCCCAGGTACTTCCTGTACCTTTTCGTAAATCATTTCTTTAAAAGAATGCATCTCGGAAAGGGAGACGCCAGTAATACAGCTATCATAGCGAATACCAATACTGGTGTCTTGAAGCTCAAGCGTGTAATGTACAACCGTCTTTCCCTGTAAGAGTGCCTGTGCTCCAAGATGTACAAGCACCATGGACTTACCAGCACCTGTTGGCGCGATCACAACACCAAGCTCACCATTTCCAATACCGCCTCGACAAAGCTGATCAATCTCATCCCACCCAGTGCTGACTGGATCACGGGCTTTTATCTCGAAACGTTTTTCAAAATCTGCAACATAATCATAGCCAAAATCAGAATTACTGCCGAGTTTAACAGCATCGGTTATGACTTTTGCAACCTCATCATATGATGAACTTTTCAGCAAACCCACGGACTTAATCATAGCCTCTTTTAGCGTTTGCTTGCGACAAAAGTCAAGCGACGTATTTTTGATGAAGTCTTCATCTCTTACATCAGTGTTATAAATTCGTGAAAAATAATCTCGGGTCTGCTTCTTTACCGCATCTGTTTCTTCTTCTAACCCAGTACGAAGAATCGTCAAAAGAATCTTAGCAGTTGGATGAACACTATATTCCTTTTTATAATCAAAAATCTTGCCGACGAATACCTGTAAATATTTTAGTTCAAAATAATCCGTCTCCAGCACCTCTTGGATCTGGTCTGAAAAAGCCCTATCTTGCAGAATGAGGGCGGCAAGACCCTCTTGAAAAGATTTGCCGTATTTGCTAAAATTAGTATGCTCTTGCGAGTTCAAATGTACACCTGAATATTATATTACATAGGTATTATAACACAACTGGGTCGTGTGTCAAATAAATAATTATTTATCTTCGTTCCACTCTTCTATAAACGATTCGCCAGTAAGTTCTTCAAGTTTGCGAATCATCTTTTCCATATTAACACGAAACACCTTACCAGTTTTAACATTTTTTGAAAAATATTCCCACTCGCCCTGTTCGTTATGTGGTGAGATTTTTGTAACATTGCCCGCCTCGTCCCTAACAAACACTTCAGCCTCGTTTGCTAAATTGTTTTTGGAATAAACATGAGCATGATCATCTAATGTTGATGGGTCGCTGCCTTGTTTTAGCACTATTCTATCTTGAATGTGGAGACTGCCAGTTATCATAACTTCTCCTGTGACATCAAGTGCCCCGTTTGCTGTTGTTGAGCCATGCGGCTGACTGATTCCCACTCTTTGGCTGGAGCCGTAAATTCTAATTGTGTTCTGATTGTTGGTTCTTAATATTATATCTTTTGAGTTCTCGTTTTCAATAAAAAAATGCTCTGCACTATTAATCTGCATTGCAGCAGCGGCGCTGCCGTCTTTAAAAAAAGCGATTTCTTTTAGATTATCAGCATCTCGGGTGTGTAATACGAGTAACGATTGTGCCGAACCTGTAATCTCAAGAGAGCCTGTAATTGTTGCTCCGTAGTTATTAACAAGGAGTCGCTGGGTTCCTCCTGTTTCCAAACTAACCTGATCTTCCTCAAAATCAATTCCTGTGCCCGCATCTCCCTCGAACTCAATGTCTCCGAACTCGCGTCCACCCCTTGAAAATTTATAAGCCATCAAAAACCCTCCAACATAAATAGTCTACAAAAAAAAGGATGCCCCCCACAAGGAGGGGCACCCAGGAATATCCAAATAAAATTGAATAAGAGTATGGTCTAGACGATACCCCAGTTGTTAGCAACAAGGTATACGAAACTCGCAGCAGCGTAGTCAGACTCAAGTTCGACAGAGGTAAGTCCGTCAATTGTGTGTGAACCAGCGCGTGCGACTGTAAGCTTTTCGCCGTCAGCCAAGTTACCAGCCTTGACAACAACAACATCACCAACAGATGGTGAGGCAGGAAGTGTCACGGACTTGGAAGCAGAGCCAGTCATATAGTTGTAACCTTCGACCAAGGCAGTGGTATTAACAGCGCCGTCAGTACGAATTGGAGTAACCTCTCCAGATTGAATGGAAAGAACACCCGCACTAGCGTTGAGACCAGAACCAGCGATTCCAGACACAAGGTCAGCAATGCTTTCTTTCTTAGAAAGGTTAGAGTCGTTAGCGTCAACAATAGCGATACTATCGTTAGCAACATCAACAGCGGCAGCAGTCAACTCGTTGAGGTCAAGAGCAAACTTGTTAGCACCATTTTTGATACCATCACCAGCAAGACCGGAAACGACATCAGCAACAGACTCTTTCTTCATCAAGTTATCATCAGCATCCAAGATGTAGAAGAAGTCAGCACCCTCTGCGATTGTTGCAGCAGCAACACCATCAAGGCGAACTGTACCAGCAGCGAGAAGATTACCAGAACCAGAAAGGTTTCCAGCAGTAATGTGCTTGTCAGCATCAATGAAATCACTGTTATCAATTGCGAAAGAGTGAGCATTGACAGCAAGAGCGTCAATCTCTCCAGAGGAAGAAAGCTCACCAGCAATTTGAAGCGCTCCATTAGCAAGTGTCAAGAGATCTGCATCTCCTGCGGTTCCAATGACACCACCTGTGTCGATTGTAAGACCGCGACCGGCAAGACCAGCAGAGCCTGAAACAGAACCAGCGGCTGCACCGATGTTTCCGCCAGTTGCAGACAAACCAGTGCTAACTTGGGCAGCACCAGCAATGACAAGCGAGCCATTGTTAAGGGTCAAGAGATCTGTGTCTCCAGCAGTACCAATAACACCACCTGTGTCAATGCGAAGTCCTCGACCATCAAGTCTTTGAGAACCAGAGACAACACCTGCAACACTAACTTTATTAGCGTCGAGTTGCACAAGGTCAGCATCAGCACTTGTACCAAGCTTTCCACCTTCGTCAATTGTTACTCCACGACCAGCAAGACCAGCAGAGCCTGAAACAGAACCAGCGGCTGCACCGATGTTTCCACCAGTTGCAGACAAGCCAGCGCTAACTTGGGCAGCACCAGCAACAACAAGTTGATCATTGTTAAGTGTCAGGAGGTCTGTGTCTCCTGCGGTTCCAATAACACCACCTGTATCGATACGAAGACCGAATGCGTCAGAGCGAGCGGAACTCGAAAGGGAAGCAGCAGTAATGTTACGGAAGCCAGAAGCATCTTTATTAGCGTCTACGACAACAGCCTTAGAAGCAGCAACAGTACCAGCGGTAATGCCATCAATTTGCTCCAAATCAGCTTCAGCCATGCTTGCGTTTCCAATAACAAAAGCGCCTGTGGCGGTTACATTACGGAAACCAGTGATGTCTTTGTCGGAATCAACGATAACTGCTTTACTGGCAGCAACTGTACCGGCTGTAATGCCGTCAAGTCCAGCAAGCTCGGTTTCGTTAATTGTAGTGCTACCAATTTTAATAGATTCAGCGCCAACCTCAAGTGTTGTACATTGAATTAAAGAAGCACTCATTGCGACAGAAGCAGTCAATTGACCAGTAACAAGAAGCGAGCCATTGTTAAGAGTCAAGAGATCGTTGTCTCCTGCGGTTCCGATGATACCAGAAGTATCAATGCGAAGTCCTCTAGCATCTGCTCGGGTAGAAGCAGAAAGAGCACCTGCGATGGCAACATTGTTAGCAGTCAGTGCGATGAGATCAGTATCAGTAGTAATACCAATCGAGCCACCAACGTCGAGTGTAAGACCGCGACCAGCGAGTCCAGCAGAACCAGAAACAGAACCAGCGGCTGCGCCGATGTTTCCACCAGTTGCAGACAAGCCAGTGCTAACCTGAGCCGCACCAGCAATAACGAGTGAGCCGTTGTTAAGTGTCAAGAGATCATTGTCTCCTGCGGTTCCGATGACACCGCCTGTGTCGATGCGAAGACCGAAGCCGTCGATGCGTGCAGAGGCTGAGTGAACACCTGCAACGCTAACTTTATTAGCGGTGAGTGTTACGAGGTCGGTGTCAGTTGAAATACCAACTTTACCGCCAACGTCAAGAACGAGATCTCGACCAGAAATGGACGTTGAACCAGAAATGGATGTCACATTACCAAGAGCGCGGGAAGAGTTAAGGATGGTGTTACCATCGTGCTTTAACTCGAATTCTCCAGAGCCATCATCTTTGATGTCAATGGAGCCCTCTTGATCTAATGCACCAGAAAGGATTGCTTGTCCATGTTGAAATTTATAAGCCATATTTTGTTTATCTCCTATAGTTTAAAATATGTGGACGCAGGTTTCCACACGCAGACGCACCACTAGTGTGCATCCGAAATGTGTTAGCCCCATCCACTCGTATATAGGAGAGGTTGTCGTCAATTTACAAAATATTTTAAATTTAATTAAAGACTAGAAAATAAAATATTTGCTCACACCATCTGTGTACATGTGGATTGCGGCATAAGATGATTCTAATCTAATCTCAGCCTTTCCATCAATTGTTTGCCCACCCACTGTAGGACGAATAATAACATTGTTTGCTGGGGCGACACCGCCCTCATCTTTAAAAACCCAAGTCTGACCCTCGGTTGCTGTTGAGGCATCTGGGAGTAAAATTGTAAATGAACCTGCACTAGTATCTGCTGCTACAAGGTAATCAGTCGTTGTTAGTGTATAATTACTGGTTCTTACAAAACGCTTGTGAATTAAACCGCCACTTAATTCAGAAATTCCCTCAACATTAAGAATGAGCGAATTTGGATTACTACCACTAAAAACAACACTACTGGTTGCAAGTTGTTCACCGCCAGCCGATTGAGAGAAGATACCGCCACCTGTGCCTGCTGCGGGGGAACTGGCAGTGTAGGTATTGAAGTCAGTTCTCGGTGTAAAACTGGTTGCGGCACTGGCAGTGTAAGTGTTAAGCTCCACTTTGGTTGAGAACTGGGTCGCTGCACTAGCCGTGTAAGTATTAAATTCATCTCTTTGTGGAAAATCTCTCTCCAAGGATCTTAGATACCCTCTTGGTAACTTGCCACCGAAACCCATTACCCTACTCCCAAGGAGCCTGACCAGTTATGCTCTAATTGATTAGAGTGAATGCCGGTCATACCTGCGATAACAGAGGCTGAAGATGACACGGCTGTGTGTGCCATCAAATAAAGACGACTGACCTTATAATCTGCTGTGAAGTTTTCATCGTTAAAAAGTACGATATAGTTTGTGCCCTTTACTCCATTTTCAGAAAAGCCTACACGCAGAGGGGCATCATCTAAATCAACCGAGACTTCGTTTTTTATAACAATAAATTTTGACACTCTATCAAAATCAATTTGCAACACAACTGGGCTGCTGGCAAAGTCAGGTCCAGGGTTGATATCAAGCGAGGCTGTAGCGTAAGGGCTCGAACTAACTTGGAACGAGCCTACGTTGTGTAATCCCGACTGATATGAATTAAACGTTGCCATTATTATTCCTTGGTGTTTTGCTGCTCTTTGATTGAAAGCATTTTATCGTAAGCCTCTCGTTTAGCATCAGAAAGCTTGCCGAGGTAGTCATTTCTTCTCAGCACTTTAAAAGCGAGGTTTTCAACAGAGTATGCACCAACTGTTTCTAATCCTGTTTTTCTCATTTTACTGATTTTAGCTTTTAGTTTTTCTGCGTATTTTTCTGCCTCTTCGTACTTGCCCTCGTCAAGAAGCGGCTGAAGGCGATCAATTTGATCCATAAGACCGGCTGCTTTTTTCTTTATATTGTCCTTGTCAAAGTCTTGCTTGTCAAGGGTAGGCTTTTTAATCCAGTCATCATTAAGCACTGAATAAAGACCTTGTGCTTCGTGGGGATCATTAATATCTTGCACATAAATCTCAACTTCGTAGCCCTTAATAAGAATATCGTGAAGACGATTCCAGATAGACTTCATGGCGTTAAAGTATTCTCGCACCAAATCAACCTTGTCATCGACATTGGAAAAGTCAACAAGAATATGGAGGTCTACATCTGAAAACTGAGAGTAGTTGTGGGCAGCCAGTGAGCCAGTGAAAGTAATATCATCATACTCAGTGTCACCGACTTCAAGAGAGTCCCAGAAATCATTAGCAATTGCCATTAGTTTAGCACGAATCTCGGGATCTAATCTATCGTCCTCTTGATTCCAAAAGTCTTGGTTGAGTTCATCGTGAAACTCAAAACTTGACAGATCCACGGACTCAGGATCGTTGTCTTCGTTTATAAAATTTTTAAAGCCCTTAACGAGAATTTCAGAGTTCAAATTTGTTTTATTTGACTCTCCGAAAGTTTCTCTCCATTTGTTGTATAGTTTCATGTTAATAAATAGTTTTATATTCGGGAATCTGCTACAATCTTATTCATCCAAGCATACATATCGACGAAGTTTACAACACCAAATCCATCTTCAATCATCATTGCCTTTACATTTGTTTTGGCAAATTCTGGCTTAAAGTTGCCAAGTGCATAATTGATCTTCTGTCTACCCTGTACACTAACTGAGGGTGTGTAAAGCTGCATGAGCCTGTAGTTCTCTTCTACCACTGCTCGTTTTTCAAGTACATTCGTGTATGCCTTGACTTTACCTGCGTGTTCTTTGGAATATTTCATCAATGTGTCAATGTCATATGAGACATCTTCAGCTAAGAACGGAAAACGTTTTGAGATTGTCGGGAGCCCAACGCCTCCAACGCCTGGAAGATTGTCTGACTTGTCTCCTGCGATGGCTCTGGCAAGGGCAAAGTTTTTTGGATGAATGCCATGTTGTTCCACAAGCCCCGTCTGGTTGATGATTTGCTTCTGGATGGGTCGAAAGACAATGGTTTCACCGTCACACAACTGAAAGAAATCTTTGTCTGATGAGACAATAACTTTTTGCCATCCAGCAAAACTTGGATGCTGTACGACGACACTAATAATATCATCTGCTTCAACAGCGGGTAGCATCAACTGGACAATCGGCAGTTCGTTAAGATATTCAACGAGGCGTGTCTGTTGCCAGATCTTATTAGAAATCTCTTCGTTTTCAGTTAGGTTGCGAATATCGCGGTTCAGACGAATAGGCTTACGACCTTCTTTATAGCCCTTGTTTTGTGACTTTCGTCTTTGGCTACCACCCTCACCATCCCAACAGATGACAACTTGGTCAGGCTTTGTTTCCCTGATAAGTTTCTGGAGAGACTGGAGGAAGCCTTTAAGCCCTCCAATGGGTTGTCCGTTTGTAGATAAACTTGGGTTCACGATGTAGTTTCGGAACATCAAGTTGAGAGCGTCAATTACTAATAGTCGTTTCATAATAGATGGTGCTTGAGGCGGGAATCGAACCCGCATGCCAATACTGGCGAGGGATTTTAAGTCCCTTGTGTCTACCAATTCCACCACTCAAGCTTAATAATAATATACCATTACTTTGTGGTGTTGTCAAGGGTTATTTTAAATAAAAAAATGCCCCCAACTTGTTTTCTGTGGGGGCATTTTGATTATCGTCGGTGTTGATGGCGACGATGACGAGCTTGCCTGGGTGGAGGCACTGGTCGCTTACGCCCCTTAACCCAGCGAACATGCGTGCGAGGATTGCGATTCAACATATGGCGCTCAACATATTGAATACTCCAAGATCCACGTACCCAAACACCATTAGCTCGATAATAGCCTGGTGTCCAAACCCAAGCTTTAACTTGGTGGACAGGCACACGAACGTGCGTTTGTTGTGGTGGATGAGCGTGTGCAACACACCCAGAAAGAAAAGCTCCAAAAAGAGCGGCGGTAATAAGTGATTTCATTGTTTTAACTCCTGTTCTATAGACGTATAACTAGTTTTATTATTCATCATTTTCTTCATAAAAATCTGCTGCGTTTCCTTCGCGCTTGTCAAACTTATAAATAACTTCCTCGTCCATAATCTCATGGACCCTTGACCGGAATTCTTCTTCTGCCATTCGGTCAGTCCACTTCGTTGCTTGGAACTTCGCACCCAGGGCATTCCCAGAGGAGTCCAAGAGAGTATACCAGGCGCCTGTGCGAACCAAATTGGATGAGCCAGCGATTGCATCAAACAAGCTTTCATCATCCTGAATGCCAATCTCATCTCCCCAAAGGATTCGGAAGTTACACTGCCGACCTTGAGTACCAAAGCGAGATTTCTCCAACTTTACCTTAACCTCTGAACCGATACGAAAGCCCTTATCATCAGTGACAAAAGATGCCTTAGCTTTTCGCCCAGTCAGCCAGATGCGAAGTGAGTATGCATAAATCATAGCCTTTCCGCCTGGTGTGACATAAGGGGTCGTCATAGCCTCAGAAGGCGAACGAGTGATGTTTGACTTCAACTGGTTAAGAACCAAGAAGGTAGACTGCGAGTTAGCAATGGGTACAGTCAACTTAGACATGCCCTTTGCAAGAATGCGAGCCTTCATAGCCATAGAGGACTGAGGGTTGAAATCTCCTTCAATATCCGAGATAGCTGGAGTCAGAGCCAAAGAGTCCCAGATAAACAACATACGATTGTCATTGTTTGCCAAGAGATCCTCGATAGTCTCCAAAACAAATTCAACAGAAGCTGCCTGAACATAGAGGAGGCTGCTCAAGTCGCAGCCCGCTTTCTCAAGGAAAGCCGGATCAATCGCAGACTCAGAGTCAAAATAAATAACATCCATTCCCATCTTTTGAGCGTTCGCAGCAACTTGGGCTGCCATATAAGACTTTCCTGTTGCTTCAAGACCTGCGATCTCAACAACCTTACCAACGGGGATGCCAGAAAGTTTACCACGACAAATAATTGAGTCCAACCAGCGAGAGCCAGTTGGAATCCACTCTTTAACCTCGGTGGGGTTTTGTTCAGTCAAGTCGTGAGCGACATTCAGACCAGCCCTTTTATTAATAAGGGCACGCATATCAGATAAGTTTAACTTACCTGCTTTTGTAGTTTTAGCTTTCGCCATTCTCATTTAATCTCCAAAATAAAAGTGTGAGGCACCTGATAACCCTGTGCCTCCCTGTGGGCGCGGGGATTACGCTCCCATGAGTTCGTTGAAGGCAGCGTCAACAGAGGACACTGTGTCAGTGGAGGGAGGAGGGGTTGTGGTTGAACCAGTCCCCTCGTTGGTGCCTTCTTCACCAAGCAGGTATGCGTCTAACATAGCGCCTACTTCTGCTGGCGTTTTACGCTCAAAGAGCGTGTCGAATTCTGGAATACTTTCAAGAAATTCCGCGCATCGTTCGTCACCACCAACTGCCTCATCACAGAGGACAGAAGAGCGACGACGTGGAGTAAGCTTCGTTTGTGGGAAACTTGCTCCGGGTGGCTTACCATAATGAAGAACAAGATCAGTTCCTGTATCAGTATCGGTAATATCTCCATATTCTGGATTAAGGACAAGGTTGAGCAATTGCTCATATACTTGTTTTCCATAACCCCAAATACGAACACCCTTATCTTCTTCACCTCGTACAAGTACGGGTGAGAAAAATCTTTGACGTGCCATAAGCGACTTCGCCATTTTAATACTTTCTTCGGTGCCCTCGTTAAAAAGCTTCCGAACAAAGTCGTTCAGTGGATCCTCTTCACCAAAGTTCTTCTTTGGACTGAGGAAGCCTGGATTGTTTCCTACGTTGTAGTGAAACCAGAAATCCTTGAAGGGATCGCCGTCAGCGGTAGGAACAATACGAATAGTCTGTTCGCCATCTTGTGGACGCCAGAACGTATCGCGGTTACCTCCGCCTTTTCCTTGCAGTGCAGCCCTGCGCTGCTTCATTTTATCTAAATCAATTCCCATTGTCTTTTCTCCTTGTAGTTGTGACTGGTTGGTCTAGAGTCAAAGCGATAACTCTCTCGCTTTGCTATTATAGATTGTAACATAGTTTTATTCTTCTGTCAAAGAATTTTCAAAATAATCTGGATCTATTGGAACTGTGACGACAAATCCTGCTGCCAGTTCACATTGGCATCCGTCATCATCGAGTGCAATAAAGTCTCCAATAAAAAGAGCGCAAGTGACTTCACATCGCCCAACCTTTTTTCCAAGTTCAATTCCGTTTTTATGAACCTGCATTGCTGCAAAGGTGCCAATTAGAGAAAGAGCAAACAATGTAGTCATTCTTTTCCAGTGGTCTTTTAAAAAATTTAGTGTGGTTTTCATATAATTCTTAATTGTTCGTTAACTCGGTGTTTGCCACCAAGTACCCGTAGTTTTGTTCATAAGAGGTAGAGTAAACTTGAAACCCTGCTCGAACGTCCTTACCAATGTTTTTATTAATATTGTCAGTTAGTGTTCGCAAAAGTTTTCCGTCTGTCTCTAATGCTTTTGAGTTGATAGCATAATAATAACACTTCTCTCGGATGTTGTCAAGGGAAAAAAACAATTTTTCTTTGCCCTCGTCCACATTTACAATGCCAAATGTTGAAATGCGTGTTGTATCTGCCTTATCAAATGGGGTCGCATGGATCGCTTTCTGGTGATCGTAAATATTAACCATGTGAATAGTGGAGACAATCAGTTCATTTAGCCTATCATAGTAGCCAATAATTGGAACATCGCCCAGAACTTCTTCTACTTTCTTATTATCTACAAGAAAAATACGATTGAACACACCGGAGCGGGTATACTCTTGTAAAACATTTCTTACTACTCGCTCTTGGAGGATGTTCATGTGTCCCAAGAATTCCATATCTGGCTTGATATAAAGAATATTAACTTTCTTTCCTCGGAGGTTCTTTAGAATTTGAAGTGAAGCGCCGGAGATCATGCCAGAACCAGACAATACAAATAGAATATTGTCTGTGGTTTTGGCAAAGAATGTCTTCATCGAGCGAACGGTTTTCTCGTACTTCTCAGGGCTGTCTTGTTTTTTTAACAAATGGCAGTTTTTGCTTTTAGGGTCAAGACCCTCGGAGTCAATCTTAAAGGTCTTATACTGAGGATATTGTGCAAACTTGTCTGCAATAGCACAACCAGCTTTTCCAAGTCCGATTACTGTATCCATTCAATCCTCCTCATATCCCCATATGACTTGCCCGCACTTAAGTTAACCTGAAACTTTCCAAAAGGAGTTTGAGAAAATATCTCCAACAACTCTTGGACACAATCACGCTCGGTATCGTCAAAGTCTATAACAATACTATCATGAAGTGTGAAAGAAATAAAAGAATTTTTATTTTTTAGCTTCTCTGCAATTTTAAATGCTCTGGAAAGCACGACATCACTTGTTGTGCTTTGTATTAAATAGTTTAATGCGTGGTGTTTGTCCGCACTGATTACACGATCCATCGGAGTAATGACAACTTGCCCATTCCAATATTTTCTTAAGATGCCCTCGCGATCATAAAAGCGGCGTGGTGCATAATCTTTTGACTGAGGATTGTAAAGCCAAGAGAAGATGCGCTTCTTTACTTCATCTCTTGTTCCGTTTCCACGATATATGTTATTCAAGTTCCAGATGTGGAGATCCTCAGTGGGTTGCTGCTTGCCGCTGAGCCCAAGCAGAACACGAAGTTCCGCTGCATTGTAATCAAGCTCCACGAAGTAATCGTTTGTCGGTTTGATAATAGAGCGATATTCGCTGTCAAGTGTGAGGATTGGAAAGTAACTCTTATAAGTCGTCATGCGTCCAGTCTTCGTGCCCCACATATTGTAGTTGATGTGCGGTTTGGTGTATTTGGACTTCTTAAGGAAGTTGCGCACCTTTAGTTGATGGCTGTCGCGGGCGATCTCTGAGTAATCAACATTTAGCTTTTGTTGGCTGATGTCATAAGTCAACTCCGCCAAAGAACGGAGGAAGTCATAGTTCGCAGGCTTGGTGTGTGTCTTAACAATGTGATCTGTAATTTTATTCTTGACCTCGCAGTATTCTAACAAAAATCGTTGAGGAACAAGGTCAAAGAAGCAATTGATATCCAAGCTTATTTTGGCAGTGGAAAATGACTTATAGAAAGCGTTCAGGCGGGTGCTAATGGTGTCCCAGCGGTGTCTAAGAAAATCAGGGCAAACTTCATTTAAGGATTTGCCGCCGACGAATAGAGAGGCAATGAGAGCGTCTTTTTGTGAAAAAGCAGGGTTGTAGTTCCAAGTCGCAGATACAGCGTCGAAGTCAAACTCATCGCAGTCATAGATTAGTTTGCCGTCGTGGTATATACCGACACAGTGTTTTTTATCGTCTAAGGTTTGGACTAACAAGTATCACTCTTAGTATCCGCCAGCATCGCCGGAAGAGCCGCCCGATGTGGTAGTTGATGAGCCGTTACCGGATTGAGTTGGCACAGAAAGGGTGTCAGCACGAGATGACATTTGTTTTCTTTGTTGAAGTGGGAAGCGTATTTTTTTAAACACTCCATTAATATAACTCTTTGCGGAATCAAAGTCAACATTTTTATTTATATCTTGTGTGTTTTTTATCGCTTTGGACAATTCATTTCCATCTAATGCGCTGCCGAGTTCATAGTTTAGTATTTCGATGTATATGTTAAGCCAGTAAGTGTCATCATATTTGTTTTCTAAATCGCTCTGCGTTAGCTTGACTCGCTGAATCACTTCTGTTGTGGTTTTCTCACAAACAAGTCTTGAGGTCGCGGTCGGTAGCGGAAGTATGCTTGTCCTAAAATTTCCTGATTGAACTGAATATTTACTTGTTCTAACAGATCCTCGGTCCTTAATCACAGTCTTGATTGGGTAGTCGGTAACATAGCTATTGTAAAACTGATAAAGATAGACCTTGATCAGGTCATAATCATAATCTCCTGCTTTATAATAATACGTTTCAAAGAGATTGTCAAATGTAATTCCAAAATTTTCCATATACGCTTGCATGGCTGGAGATCCGACATCTGCGATAATCCTACCTGGGTAGTCCACATCTGCCATAAATCCAAATTTCTTAAGAGCCTTCATGTAAAAGCTAAAATTTGGATCGCTGTAAAAATCACTCGTTACTTTACTGATGTCAGAATACCCCATAGCTGGTCCTACCTCAATTGCCAAGCCCGTAGTTGACAAAGGGCACTCAGTAGAAAGAACGAAAGATGAACGACTTAGTTTAATATCACGACCCGCTATTGTTAAGAACCTCTTAAAAGATTTAACAAAGTGATCAAAGTCTTTCGGATAAAAACTATCGGGACCAAAGAAGCGACTTGGAGTTTGCATATAATCGTTAATTACCACTGAGTATGTTTGTTCGATATTTCTAGCGTATAGCTCATGCATACTCTCCCAGGCACGGATAGGTTCTAGTAGTCTTGTCTTATCGTTTTTGACAATACCCGTGGAGACACCTTTGATGTAGTAATCTCTAAAGTCATTAAATGCTTGAGCTACAAAATTAAGAACGTAGAACGTATTACCAGAGGTTTTGTTTGGGTTTGGTAATGTGCTAAAGTATTTTTCAGATGGGTATACAATATTGCCTCCAGAATCTACTTTACCATAATAAGAAACTAAAGAAGAATCATAAAAATTGTCGTGTTCAGATGTAGGCACAATTTTTGACAAAAACCTTTTTCTTAACTCAAATCTCTTTTTTAATCTATCTCTCGGCATGTTTATTCTGACCTATCAAAATAAGTCTGGCTCCTGCTGCTTTACTGCTTCAATTAGCTTCTCGTCTCCAGTGGCAAGTATTCTGTTGACTAGTCGTTGTCTGTCTGCGTTTTTAGATAAATCTAATGCATTTCCGGCGCGGGCGACGATTGATGTTTTACATTCGTCTTCATCATCAGTTGTGCCTTGGCGGTCATCATCTCCAAACGCCTCCCATTGTGTATCAACATAAGTGTACCAAGTGTTGGTAGTAAGGTCTACTTCGTGAGAAACTCTGATAACTAAATGATAACCGCCGAGTCCCAAGAGCCGTGCAGGAGATTGTAGATCTGCTGACGAACCTAAAGCCTCCTGAGCACCAAAGGTGGCTGGATTTAAATATAGAAATGTTCCCGGTTTGAAAAAATTATTACCGTAGAAACGAATAGTGGCGTTATATTTTTCTCTTAAAATATCTAAAGAGTACATATTCTCGCCCTCAAAAAGGCGAGCCTCTCGAAGTCCAACCATGTCCTCTCTTTGAAAACTAACATCGTTAAGCAACCCCTTTGTGGCGCCGCCATATAAAATATGTGGAATTCTCTTTGCTCTGTCTTCTTCTTTGTCTCCTGTTCTCGTGCCTGTTCCAAGATTTATATTTGGAGTTTGACCAAGTATTGTTAGAACTTTTGCGTTTAAACTCTCAGATGTGGCTTGTTCATCAACATACTGCTGTAGTGCTACAATATCAACCCTGTTGTTCAATACACTGTTATCAACCCTCGGCAAAAAAGCGTATTTATCAAGATTGAGAAAGTATCTGTTTACTAATAATTGTGGAGGCTCCAAGTCAGTTGTTTTACTTTGGTCTTCCGCTACCGCGTCCCCAATTAATTTGGATACCCACTTAATTAAAGACTCAATATAGTTTTTAATAAAAAAGTGTTTTTTTCTTTTTGAGCTTACATTTTTAATAAACCACTTCTTAAATTCAATCATAGAGATTGGAACATCAGCAAGGCTAATTGTAATCGTATTATTAACGTCCGCTGGATTTTTATATGAAATATTAGAAAAAAGAATTTCGCCGTATTCTTTATAAAGTTCAATAACTCTTGGATCAACACTGGTTCCTTTATAAGGTCCGCTTCTTCGAGTTTGTGCGCCATAAGATAAATAGTAAAAAGGAGTTACAAAAAATTCTACATTATTTGAAGTATAGTCTGAAGCCTCTACTCCCGAAACTCGATTTAGTCCTTCTGCATCAGGATCTCTCCGAACTGATTGAATATAGCTTGATTGAAATTCAAAAGATTCAAAAAATGTTGTGCTTTCAGCTAATCTATTGTTGGCTGCCAATACCTCAAATGCAGTTTCAATAATGTCGCCAAAGAAAACATATTCAAGATTGATTTCATCTCCCGCAATTATATTTAAGTAATCATTGTCCAACAAGTCCTCTAATTCCTCGTCTTGAAATCCAGCCTGCTGGGCAGCTTGCTGTGCTCTACGGACTGCTGTTGCTGTCTCTACCGCGTCCTCTAAATCGCCTGGATTATAGGAATTATAATAATGGACTCCCAGATTTACATTTGTCGTTCCGGGTGTTATTTTTCCTGTAATTTTTCCAGTCACATCTTGAGCAGGTACAAATAATAGATTTGTTCTTGTGAATTTTTCAATTCCTTGGCTTATTGAATTATCTACTTTTTTCTTAAATGTGCCGAATGGATAAAGCGAAGATGCATATAATCCGTTTATAAGCTTATTTGCTTGGAGAGTTTGTAGTCTTTTCTTAAGTTTGTCAAGATCTGCTAGTGCTTCTTGTTTTTCTTCGGGGCTCCTCACCACCATACTGGTTCCTTGTCCACTTAAGCGGGTTCCGGCGAGGGAGACATCGGTATCCCCAACTTGTAGAACATCGGCACCAAAAGGATCTATAACAATCTCAACGCGTTCCTCATTATCAACTTCTTTTTGAATTGCACATATTGCATCATTTGCTTGCAGTTCTTTTTCATACAAGTAGGCGTCAAACAATAAATCGGTTTGTCGTTCAATTGTGTTTGTTCCAGTTGCGGCAACATAGTCTATTTGTATTTCCACAGATTTATCAGCAGCATTGAAGTTTATAGCATTTTGATGAAGATTTAAGTAATAAACTTCTGTCTGGGCTTTGATCTGTTCTTTATACTTGTCAAAATCGTCTTGTGTTACGCCAAGCTTCTTTGGACCAAGCATGTCAAGCTGTTCTGTACTATAAGCAAGTTTTAGTTTAATCCTTTGTTGGCTTGAATTATAAGCTAAACTATTTTCTAATGCGGCTTTTTGTAAATACCTTGTTGTGTCTATGCCATTCGCGGCTGCGAATTGTTCAATAACTGATTCTCCTCCGCCATCTTCTAAATTTATCTTGAGAAGATCAATCCAGGCAACTCCGTTTGCAATATATCTTTTTGTTTCTTCAGAAATGTCTGGGTCCGATAGCAACTCGGCTTTGTTTGGGGC